TGATCCTAATTCATCACCACATAAGAAGTAGTTATAGTGGAATGTAGCAGTAATTGTAATAGGATCAGAACTCGATGCATTAATACTTGGAAATGATACATTTGTCGGGAATACATCATATAAGCGCATGTCATAACGAGTCAATCCTTCTGGTTTTGGATCATATACATCTGGATTTACCAATGCAACATTAACTGTTGCTGTATAAGCATCTAATAATGAAATAGTACCATCTTTATACATGTGATATGTATTGCACCATTTCTTAAATGCTTCTGTAATAGATGAATCCCAAACTTCTGTAAACGTCACAGTCCAGTCACCAGCACGAGTCTGTTTACCAGCATATGTTCTCTCGAATCCGCCCCAGTTTACAACCGTTTTATCACCTGTAATTGTTGGTAATCCAAAGGTTTGGCAGCGTAATTCCAGATTATCTGTACGAATCAATGAAGTTAAAGGAGATGTTGTTGGAAAGACAATTTGCCATGTGGCAACAAACATCTTCAAAGGATCCTTGAGGTTCTGTACCTTAGATAATGGATTTAACATGCTTTTTGTCCTTTTGCTGAAAATTTAAATAATAGATAGCAACTTCGTCAGTTCTATAATAAATAGAACAATACATTCTGTTAAAAATATTTGATGGAATAATTTTGTTTTACTTTTTAATACAAAGTGAGTATAATTTATAATCATGCTAGAAAAAAGAATATGTAAATTTTGTGGTAAAGTATATGAGACTGATTTTAGTTTAGGATTATGGCAAAAAGATGGAAGTCAAGGTCCAAATAAATCAGGCGTATCTTCAAAAAATTATTGTTGCTATAAATGCGGTAAAAAAGATAGAGCATTACGTATAAAAGATACATGGGCTAATAAAAATAAGCAAGAAATAGAAAATTTAGTACAAAAACGTAAAAATAATGTTCAAAAACAAGTTTGTGCAGTTTGTGGCAAAGAATTTTATCCAGAAAGTGGATATGGAAACAAAAATGGAATATATATTTGTTCAGAGCAGTGTAGAAAGAAAAGATTTCGTAAAATTCCCGATTCTGGAATAATAAAATGCCAGAATTGCGGTAAGTTATATCATTATACGGAAGGGCAAGGTAGTTGGGATAAAAATAATAATTTGGTTAATGTAGATGGACTTGGACACGAATTTGTTATAAGAAGTGATAGATTTTGTTGTTATGAATGTGGTATAAAGTTTAAAGAAGCAAAACGTAAAATAACACGATTACTTAAAAAACTACATATAAAAAAGTAAGTAATGATGAATTAAACATTTTATTATTATTTATACTGTTCTAATTAATAAGTATTAGTATTTATTAAAATCCTCCATTCAACTTATATATAGTATAAAATATAAATGTTAAGATCATTAAATGAAATACGTGGATTAAGAGACCCGATTAAGCAAAATCAGGTAGATTTTATTATATCTGATTTTCCTGGTGTTAATTTAGCAAGAATTACACAACAAATATGGGGTAAAGTTTCTGGAAATAAAGAAATTGCGACAACGAAAGAATTACGTTTAAGAGCAACAATGCTTACATATCCAGGTACTAAAATAAAACAATCGGAATTAGTCTTAGCTGGCTTTAAACGTAGATTAGGTACAGTACAAGATAAATCTGGTGTATTCACATGTAAAATCACAGAAGATAATGGAGGTAGTGTTATTAATTTAATTCAGGCGTGGTGTGATATAATTCACAACAATATGCTGGGTTATAGATTACCAAATGCGTTTTATAATGTATACTGCCAAATTGAATTAGGTGGACATTGCGGACCACAACATAAACGTACTATTTATTTAAAGAATTTTTATCCTATAGAATATTCGGTAAATGAAATAGATGCTAGTAGTTCTAACCCAATAGATATTACTGTTAAATTTAATTATGACTTTTTTGCAGAAAACAGTTGGTCATTAATGTCAGTGATTTAAAAATGGATATATAAATGTTAAGATTTACAAGTGCATTACAAGTACAAGCCCTTCCAGACGAACAGTTAGATGATCGTTTTGAAGTTATAATGCCATCTTTAAATATAAATAATTATCAAGATCTAGATAAAGATGCAGGAGCGACTAGTACTACAACCGAAAAGAAAAGTATATGGAGTGAGGGTTTAGAAAAACTTACATCTAGTGATACATGGTCAAATTTTACTGGAATAAAATATACACCGATTGTTGAAGAAATTGTATTTGGAACAATGAATTTTAAAACAGATACACGACGTATTCGTACAGGCTGGTATAATATTCCTACTGATATTGAAAATTATAAAGAAGTTAGTATTACTATGTTTTGTTCTGCTGGAATGTTAACACAATATTATCTTGAAACATGGAAACGTATGGTATTTAATCCATATGGCGAATATTACAATCCAGGAAGCTTTTATAAAAAGAATATAGAAATATTTTTCGAAGGATTAGCTTCTGCACCTAGTTTTGATTTAATTGGTGGTGGCGATACATGGCAACATAGTATGCATGTTACATTAGTTGGATGTTTTCCTAGTATGCAAGATTCATATAAATTATCATATTCGGCCGATCCAAAGCGTTTAAGATTAACTCAAAAATTTAAAGTCGATAAAGTATTATTTGATATGACAAAAGGTAAAATACAAGTAGCTGCTAGGACTGATCTTCTTGGATCATCAGGGAGTAATTTGGTTGATAGTTTTTCAAGTACATTAGCAGCTACAGCTAATTCTACTTATGATATACAAGAAGTTTATAATGCTACAGCTGGTCAAAAAAGAAGTTTTTTTGATAATGATGATTTATTAGAATTAAAGAAATAATTTTGTTCTATAAAATATAACTATAATATAAAAAAGGAGAAAATAACATGGCATATGAATATTATGCAATAGATTTACCTGGAAAATCTTTATATGAAAAATCGTTTAATATAAAAATTAGACGTATTACACCTATTGAACAAAAATATATCTTAAGCTTGGCAGATAAACAGCAAAAAACTAATAAAGATTATTTAGATTTTATTAAAAAGCTTGTTGAGTTTGATAATCTTGATATGACATTTGAAGAACTATATTGGTTTGATCTTCAATATATTTTATATCGTATTCGTTTTACAACATATGAAAAATTTCCAATTTCATTATCTTTTACATGTATAGAAGATGGTTGTAATGAAAAATTTACACAAAAATTAGATATGGGTAATATGCAAATTTTAACACCCGAAGATTTACCAGAATTAAAAAATACAATTACACTTCAAAACTTAGGAGAAGTTAAAATTCGTCAAAAAATTCTACAAGATGACTTAAATATTGATGAATTTATGAAAGCACATAATATAAAAGAAGATGATATACAAGGAAGATTATTATTATTGGATCTTTGCTTGATTTCTAACGGTAAAACATTAGAAGAAATGTATTCTTTGGCAGAACAAGATACTATTACCGCTTCTGATATTATTTCAGTTGAGCATTGGTTTACTAATTCAATTTGGGGAGTAAAAGAAACTATCAATACAAAATGCCCAAAATGTGGAAAGGAGGCTTCCAGAGCTTATTTCTTGCGACTGGAAGACTTTTTTTCCGCGATTTGAATTAACTGATATTCTCGAAAGAGAATGGTGGTTAATGGCTAATTTACACATGGGCTATAATGATATTAAAGAAATGCCTTGGGAATTTGTAGATTGGTTTTATAATAGACATATCCAAGATTTAGTTGACAAAAAGAAAGCTCGTGATGAGCAAAATAATCATTTTGGATAATATTTTATGAAGTCTCTTTATTTATTTAGAATTTAATTAAGTGAGTTCTATATTATAGAGAGATTTCTTATTTAGTATTTCCATTCTTTATAATTGTAAAAAATAAATGGTTGATAAAATAAAAATTACAAAAACTACAAATTCATTTGGTAAAGCTTCAAAAGAAACTGTTGAAGTCAGCGGTGAAAAATTAGCTCAAAAATTAGATGCAATTACCTCAAAGTTAGGCTATAATGAAAAATCACTAGATGAATTAACAAAACAAATTGAAAAACAAAGAAAAATAGCCGAGGCTAATGGAAATAAAACATATTCTACAAAAGATTATTTAGATCAAATAAAATTAAACAATGCAATATTAGGTTTAAATCGCCAACGCTTAGAATATTCAGAATTTTTAAATAATTATGAAAAACGTATAAAAGCATTAAACAAAGAAGCATATAAAGATAATGTTTTATATAAAAGCATACAAGCTGTTAAAAATGAACAGAATTCTGTGCCAACAGCAATTGCAGCAAATATTGGTTTAGCTGCTGCAACTGGTGGAATGATTAATCCACTTATTGCACAAGCTCTTCATTTAGATAAATTAATAACAGCTCCTATAACAGCTATCACTCGTAAACTACTTGGTATGGGACATACAACTAGTTCGGCAATAGCAAATGAATTAGAAAATGAAAAAACAGAAAAAATAAAAGAGATTGCATTAGGTGTTAACAAAATAAATACAAAGTTAGAGAAAAAAACAAATATATCAAAAGAAAAAGAAAGTAGTGGTTTATTATCAATATTAGGAAATATTGGTATGGCTGTTGCTGGATATTTTGCATCTAAATTTTTATTAGATAAATTTGGCGGAGAATTAGGTTTACCGAGCTGGGCAAATACCGCTATTCCATGGGCAGTTGCTGGATTTGCTTTAGGGGGAATGCCAGGAGCCATAGCAGGGGGATTATTGGGATTTTTTCAAGAAGATCTTGTGAAATTATCTGCAGAATATTTACCAAAAATAAAAAAAGCTTTAGATGAAGCAATAGAAGATTTTAAAAAATGGTTTAAAGAGAATCCTATTCCAAATGCTATAAAAGAAATCATTAAAGAAAAATGGGATGAAACCAAAGAAAAAGCAAAAGATGTAGCAATAGATGCCGCCA